AAGCGGAGTTACTTGCGTACGACCTACGCGAGCAAAGCCGCTTTGACACTGCTTGAGGCTTTAACGGCAAAGCTGACTGTTTCCGCTAACTCGATGGAGAGCGGAAATGTGGTCCGTAGCACTTCTAGCTCTGACGTTTCTGTTGAATTTGCTGAACCCGGTAAAGGTACAGCAGCACCAATTGAGATGCTCCAAATGTGGGAGTCTCTGCTAACGGATTACGATTACGCTGTAACGCTTCTTTCTGGTGATGGGATCGCTAGTCCAACCGATCTCCAGATTTACAACAAGATGCTGACCGCCGTTCTGGTTTCAACCACTCGGTATTATGGGGATTTCACGCAATTCCGCCGTGAAGCCACAACCCGAATGAGCTAATGGGCTTTCTTCAAAACATAGCGAACAAGCTGTTTCCTGCTCCCGTTAACAAATACGAGGGAGCCGGTCAGTCATTGCGTCGTTCGTATCTCGACACCTCTTACACTTCCGCGCGGTTTGATGTTACGAGCGCGACCCGTCAAGCCATCGTTCGCAAGTCTCGCTTTTTTGAGCAAAACAACGCTGTTCTAAATAGGCTTGGCGACTTGTTTGAGAGCTACACCGTTGGCTCCAGCTTCTCCGTTCAGCCAGCCTCCAGCGATTCTGCGTGGAATCTTAAGGCCAAGAAGTGGTTTGATGTTTGGAGCCGTTATCCCGATATCGGTTCTCGCCAGTCGTTCTCTACTTTGATGGGACAAGCCGCTCGCGGCTGGTTCTACGATGGTGAGTCGTTCTTGTTGTTGACCAAAGGAGAGACCGGCAAACCTCGGTTGCAGCTAATTGAGGCTCAATCCATTGCTACTCCGGTAGGGATGCAAGCAGACGAGACCGTGTTTGACGGTATTCGCTTTGATCCAAGAACTGGACGAGCGATATCCTATTTTATCGGAGCGGAAAAGACTCAGGGTAACCTGACTGATGTTCGCTCCATTCCCTCTGATTCCGTAGTCCATATCTACGAGCCGAATCGTCCCGGTCAGCTTAGAGGTCTTCCGTTTGTCTCCGCTGTCATCAACGATCTCCACGATCTCGATGATCTGCAAAAGCTGGAGATGGAAGCTTGTAAGCTTGGCGCGTCTGTCGCTCAGATTGTTAAGACTGACGCTGGCGAAGTCCAAGCCAGCAACCTCCGAGCTGGAACGGCTGGAGCGAGCGTTAACACTGCTGAGAATTACTACGAACAGGTCTTTGGATCTGGCGTTAAGGTAATGAAGAACGGTGACAGTTTCGAGCAGTTCGCGACCGAGCGTCCCGGTGTAAATATGCGGGAGTATTGGCGACAATTGACCGAGAAAGTCTGTGCTGGCGTAGGTATCCCTTACGTTCTTGTTTACCCAGAGTCAATGCAGGGGACTGTTTATCGCGGTGCGCTAGATATGTCGTCTGTATGGTTCCGGTCTCGCCATCAAGTCATGGCATCAGCGGCTCGTCGTATTTACGAGTACGCGATGGAGTACGCGATCAAGAATGATCCTACGCTTAACGATGCTCCCTCGGATTGGTACGAAGTATCAATCACCGCTCCACGCAGCCCGAATGTTGACGTTGGCCGTAATTCTGCGGCTCAATTGGCAGAGCTAGAAGCTGGCGTTGTGACTTACGATGAGGTCTACGGAGCGCGTGGTCTCGATTGGCGTTCTGCTTTAGAAGCAAAAGCCCAGCAAGCTTTGTTTGTACGTCAACTTGCTGCAAAATACGGAGTCGATGTATCTGAGATTTCGGTGATTCAGAAAGAGCGTCCCGCAACTAGTGTTGCAACTGCTATTGACATTGAAGGCGATCCTTCTGAATCTCCGTCTCCAGTTGCTCCGTCAGAAGGTGGGTCGCAACCTGTTGTTGTAGAGCAGGAAGAGATTACCGCTACCGTCAAAAAGACTCGGAAACCAAAAGCCAAGAAAACCGAATGAGTTTTACCAAGAAGTCAGATTGGCTTTACTACGCACCGGCAAACGCTGCCGGTGATCCTGCTACCGTTCAGATCTTCGATCAGATTGGCGAAGACTGGTATGGTGGAAGCGGTCTATCTGCAAAGCAGTTTTCGGATGTACTCAACGAGATTGGCAATGGTCCGCTGCTTGTAGAGATCAACTCTCCCGGTGGTAATGTCTGGGATGGTTTGTCGATCTACAACCAGTTGCGCGGTCGCAAAGCTCCGGTGACCACTCGCGTCGTTGGCATTGCGGCTTCTATTGCCTCAATCATTGCTCTTGCCGGTGATCGCGTAGAGATGGCTGACGCTGCTCTGATGATGATCCACGACCCATCAGGGATGGCTTCTGGCACTTCCGAGGATATGCGGAAAATGGCTGAGGCTTTGGATCAACACGCTCAAGTGTTGGTTGGAGTGTATGCTAAAAAGACAGGACGCTCTCCCGAGTCTATCCGCGCTGCGATGCGAGCAGAGACTTGGTTTACCACCGCTGAGGCTCTCGCTTTTGGTCTTGTAGACAAACCCATCAAGCAGTTGGCAATGGCCGCTAAATGGCATCCTCGGGCAGTGACTAAGACCGCTCCTGAGACGGTCAAGAACAACCTCCGTCGAGGTCTTGAGCAATACGAGGAAGGTCTTGCTGGTGATGGTCTTGAACCCGCTACAGTAGCTGACGCTAAGTCGCTGATTTCTGGCGAAGCTCCTACCGAAGACAAGATCCGCAAAGCCAACGCTTGGTGGGGACGTAACGACCGATTTTTGGAAGCGGAACCCAATACTCCTGCGGACGTAGCGGCTAACCTCTGGGGAGGTGCTGCTGGACGCGACTGGTTCAACGCTCTGTATGCTCAGATTGAGCGTCAAGAAGAGCAAGAAGAAGAATCTTTAGACGACAAGCTTTCTGCTAATAGCCAAACCGCTAACGGCAAAAATGGCGTGGACTCCACGCCGCAACCAACACAAACAACCGACACAAATATGTCCGATACTGCTACTACTGTGACGGCTGCGGCTGCTCCTGCCGCTCCCGTTGATCTGTCCGCGATTCTTGCGAAGCTCACCTCCTTGGAGGCTTCGATGAAATCAAACACCGCCGCTCCCGCTCCTGATCCGGTTCGTCCCGTGATTCAGAACTTGGGCAACCCTCTGCTGGAGAAGCATAAGTCTCTCCGCGCTGGTGCAGAGCGTAAGAGCTTCCTCATTGAGAATCATGGTGAGTTGCTGCGTCAGTCCGCGATGATCGCTCCTCAGAACGCCAACACCTTCGCGGCTGGCTTGGTTGTCGATTATCTTGCTGATGCGGTTATCACTGTTGCTACCACTAAGCTCGCGATGATCGCTGGCTTTACGCGCAACGTTGGCTTGGATAACTTGCGTCCCCGCGCTACCGTTCAGGTCAAAAAGTTCACCACTGGTGATGCGACTGTTGATAACGCTACCAACTTTGAAGATGGCGCGGCTAACCAGTCCACGCTGGCTGCTACCTCGGTGACTGTTAATCAGATCACCAAGAGCTTTACCGTCACTCAGCAGGAGTTGAATCAGGGTTTTGCTATCAGTGACTTGGCTCAGGGTTCTGCTGAGATCTTTGCTCTTGGTATTAGCAAGAAGGTCACCGCTCAGATGACTGCCGCGCTGTTTGGTGCTGGTACTGTCATTGGTACTGCTGCCAACTTTGATTCTAGCGATCTTCCCGCGATCTTGGCTTTGGCTAAGAATTACCGCCAGAAGTTGCTGCTGCTGGACGGTGGACACTTGGCTCGTTTGATGTTCTCCGGTCAGTTGACTGCTGCCGCTGGAACTAATCCGTTCCCTGACTCGCGTTATGGTCCGTTGAATAACGGCTATTTCGGATTTGCGAATATTCTTGAGCAGAACGACTACACTGGAGCCATCGCCAACACTGCTGGATTCGTTTGCGGTCAGGACGCTATCGCGATTGCGAGCGGCTTGCCGGTTGGAATGATTGCCGGTGAGTTCGTTGAGCAGCGCACTGTTGAGTTAAGCAATGGTCTGTCTGTGTTGCTCTCTGTCTGGTATTCCCGCTCTACCCGCGCTCATATGGCATCTTATGATATCATGTTTGGCGCGGCGGCTGCGGATACTACGCAAGCCGAAGTGTTGATTACCGCTTAATCTTAGATTATGCGTATTGCAACAACCATAGCAGTGGACAAGACCGGCAAAACTAAATTGCTGGCTGGTCCCGAAATTGATGCGACTCTCCAACGCACTAATTTCAACACTGTTTCTGTTCCCGAAGGAGGCAAGCTCATCCTGTGGGTACAGGGAGCCTTAGCACCGAAGATTCGTAAGGGTTAACAAACCAAAACTGGGGAGGCTGTTGGATACGCTGACAGCCTCCCCTTTAACCGAAAAACAATTTTATGGCCGGAGTTCAAACCGATATTGCAGTTCAAGATTCAATGGGACTTCAGGGTTTTACTCTGGTCACCAGCACCGCCGCGCAGACCTCGGGATATACTGCTATCCAGATTGTCTCCGCTACTGTGTTCACTTCGATCACTGGCACTGGAATCAGCGGAACGTGGACTGGCACAAC